GACCCTAGGTCTTCTTATTGTTGAGACATCACGCCCATCTTAAATCTCTCCTTCAATGTGGGTGCGAATACCTTCATTATATGCCGTGTAAATAATACGAATGTAAAACCTAGAATCCATGTAATTATCTACATAGACCCCAGGTCTTTGAAACTAGTTCTTGGTCGTTTCAACGACCACTGCGAGCCAGTCAAGCTCGCTGCAGAACAGTCCGAACAGGTACTCCTTGTCGACATGCTCGTCCTCGACCGCGTCCCAGAGGCGCAACATCATCTTCTCGGCAGAAGCCTCGATCGTCTCGCCCCTAAACGGGTCGACGAACTGGTTCTTTCGAGAGATGGTCTTGTGCATCTTTTTCGTGATCTTGACGGCAATGGTTCCAAGGCCGTACCCAGCCAGAGCTGCTACAGCGACCTTTGCGATGTTCTCGTCAATGTCCATTTGAATTCCTTCCAATAGTGTGGTTCCTTCATTATATGCCGTGTAAACATTACGAATGTAAAACCTAGAATCCATGTAATTTCTTACATAGATCCCAGGTCTCTAACTACTTGCTGTTGTGGGCGATGTGCATGTGCTCGATCTTGCCCTTGTGGTTCAGCACCAGCTGCGTGATCTTGTACGCGGTGTAGCCGCTGATTCCAGCGATCCACACAGCAGCACCAGCCACGTTCTGGCGGTTCTCCTTCTTGGTGTTCTCGTCCATGACAATTCCTTTCAATAGTGAGTAGTTCTTTCATTATATGCCATGGAAAAATTACGAATGTAAAACCTAGAATCCATGTAATTACTTACATAGACTCTAAGTCTTTGGAACTAGTCCGTGGTGGTCTCGCTATAAACAGTCCCGAGCCAATTCATTTCGTCCATGAAAATGTTCAGAAAGGCCTGCTTGTCGATGCTGTCGTCTTCAGCTGCTTCGTTCAGACGCTCCATCACCCCGACGCACAAAGCGTTGACGTCAACCTTTACGGTTTCGTCAACTCGATTGTTCTTTCGGGTTCTGATGAAGTCACTCATCACAGAAGCAGTAACGTTGACAGCAAACCACAAGCCGTAGCCAGCCAGAACAGGCATGACGATCTTCTTTGTAAACTCGTTGTTTTCCATTACAATTCCTTCCAGTAGTTTGGTTCCTTCGTTATATACCGTGGAATTATTACGAAGCAAAACCTAAAATCCATGTAATTTCTCACATGGACCTTAGGCTCTAGACTTAGACCTTTGGATAGTTCAACTTGTCGAAGACCTTGTCCTCGAGCTTCTCGGGCTGCTCTTCGAGCCAGAGCCAGATCAACTCTTTGATCTCGTCCGAAGACTTGTTCTCGACACTCAGAAGAATGTCTGACAACAGGTCTGAGACTGCGTTGTAGGATATACCTGCCATCTTCCCCTCAGTAAACCCGCCAAGGCCGTGCGCCAGCCTTTTTGTACATGGAATATGCGGCTCGGACGTTGCAGGTTGCGTTTGCCCAGTTGTAGTTCGTGCAACCGACAGACCGGTAGAACGGGTTGCTGTACCGAAGAAGCATCTGAAAACAGCCTCGGGCTGAGCTTCGCCTGTTCGCTGCCGTCGGGATTCCTCGAGACTCTCGATGGACAATCCGGTGCGCCCACGGCCGAAGGTTTGCCGGCCAGTGGATATCCACAGCCGCATGGCACGGCCCAGAATATCCTGGATGCGCAGACACCTCGACAGAAGGCACCATAACACTCGCTGCTACTACAACTGTCGTGAAAATAAGCTTGAACTTCATACTACCCCGTTTCATAGTTGGATAAGAGCAAAGCCTAGAATCCATGTGGATCCTAGACCTTTCAACTACACCTAGTAGTCGAACTTAATCTGAGTAACAGACTTCGTCTTGTCGAGAGTAGCGATACCAGAGTTCACACAGTGACCGGTCAGCTCGTCCACGACAACCTTGGCCTGAGCCATCGTCTTGTTGCAGTCGTCCAGCAGCTCGATGAGCTGGTTGTTCCGCCTGCGGTAGAAAATGGCGCAGCCAACGGCTCCGCAGAAAGCTGCACGGTAAATGTGCTTCTTCTTGATCTCGTACTCTCTCGAGCGAATGTTGATCTTCATTTCAAATTCCCTTCAATGGTGAGTAGTTCTCATTATATGCGATGTAATCTTTACGACTACCCACGCATGTCTCGAACAATGTCGATCAGCATGAACACAGCTAGCCAGATTGCTCCCCAGCAAATACCTGAGATAATGAACTCGAAAATAGTCATGTTTGTCCTTTTGTCAGAATTGAATGCCGTCGACCCGGGCAATGCGGTGCCCGATGTCGTCAAATATGAACCACCCTGATCCGTGCCATATGGTCTGGTTCCCAGGGTTTCCGTCCCAGATCTCTTTCAATGTAAGAATAACAAGAGGCGTTGCCGTCTCTTCTGGCCCCATCCCACCCTTCACACGGTCCCAGTCTGACGCGCTCCAGTATGAGCCGTCGTACAGGTAGTGTGTCGGATCTTCTCCTGTTTCCGGAAAACGGAAAACGGTCGGAGATATGGGATAGACCTGTCCCACAGGGTACTGCTCTCTCACTGCTTCCTCATCTCCCGCACAAAGATCCAGATGAGCCAAAGCCCACCTGTGCAGATGACCATGAACGAATCAAATAGGAAGTTCAAAAAGCCGTAACTCTTCTTCACTACAACCACCTTGTTTCCTGATAGAAAATATGTTCTGCTTGACATGTCAGCTCCTAAAAACAAAAGCCTAGAATCCATGTTGGATTCTAAGCCTTGAGTATCACTGCATCTCTGCGAATGCCTCAGGGTTGAAGAACTCGTCCGGGTCGATCCCCTTCGAGGTCAGGAACTCCGTCCACGACTTGTTGTTGCTCTGCTGCAGCACAACCGCACCGAGTGCGATCGCGCCGAAAGCGTACGCGAACTTCTGTCGCAGAAGGTGGTTCTTGACCTTCGTAGCGGTCTCCTTCAGCTTGTTCTTGTCCATGATAATTTCCTTTCAATGGGTGAGTACTTTCATTATATGCCGTGTAAAAATTACGAGCAAAAACAATAATCCAAGCATGGGTGGCGGTGACACCTATGGCTTAGATGCCACCGCCAATTCTCCTTGTTCTATTGTTTGTGACTGAGGATTAATTCCTCATTATATGCCGTGTAAAAATTACGACTATGGGGCGGTGTGGCGGCTTTACTCACTCTCAAGCAGCTTTTCAAACCACACTCTTATCTAGTGCTAGACCCCTCGTGCCCCCAGTGGGACTCGAACCCACACGGCCGGTTAAGGCCCTTCGGGTTTAAGCCGAATATGTCTGCCTGTTCCATCATGGGGGCGGAATATCATTTGTCGTGCCACTCGTCCGTACACTTGACCAGGCGACTTTTCTTGTCGGGGAAATCGGCCCAGGTCATGTAGCGCTCGTTCTTTATGTCACTGTAGCAGGACAAACAGTAGTCGACCTTTTTCTCAACCAGGTAGTTGTAGAGGTAGGCCAGTATTATTACGAAGATTATCCCGGCAAAAAATCCGAACCAAAAGGTGGCTGTAGTAAACATGGTTTCCTTTCTGAAGAATATGGTGGGCCAGGAGGGACTTGAACCCTCGACAAACGCTGTATAAGAACGCTGCTCTAACCAACTGAGCTACTGGCCCGAACAGCACTACCGAACTATCTGGACCGGCCAAATATACGGTAGGTTTGGTGGAACGTCGGAAAACTCAGAACCGTAGTATTCTGTGTCTTTCCGCACAAGGTTCGACCTATGTGAAATATGGAACTCTTCGTCGCCCAACCAGGGTGGAAGAAGTTCCGGGTTTAGGTTCTCCTGCCGAACAGGTGGCACGCCAAGAATATACGCAGTCTTGTCGAGACAAGAGTCTACGTAACCTCTTTGCGTCCACTCGTCGCACACAGCTGTCTGGTACGACATGAGTGCTTCAGGATATCCTTTCCACATGAGAACAGCCGGGTGGTGCTCCCATCCGCTGCTCTGCCCAGAAACAACTTTTGCAATCTGAAGAGTCTCGACGCGCTGCTTGCCTAGACGCAGACGGTCCAGGACAAGCGCGCTCTTCGCAAAGTCTTCGTAAGGAAGAAATGTCTGCATCACTCCTCCAGTACACTGAGCTTGTAGAAGTCGAGGAACAGCTGCCAGTCGTTGGCCTGCAGCCGCAGGTCTGCCGGAGCGTCCGGATCCTCTTTGTAGTTGCTGAAGACTGAGATCTGGATCGGCCCGTCAGACTTCTCCACGACCCAGAGCTTTCCACTCTTAAACGGGATCTCGAAGTAGAGCGGGTAGCTCTCTCCGTCAATAACTGCGGGGTAGCCCGTAACCTGGATGTTCGTGGCGCGGATGTTCGTGCCTAGAATCTCCACATAAATACCTGTGTCAACAATATCAGTCATAATATCTCCTTGAATAGTTACTCAGTATCTTCCATCATTGCAGGTCGCGCCAGTGGTGCTTCCTGCGCCAATGTTGGTGTGTCGGGCTCGTCCTGAGAATATACAGAACGGTCGGTCACGGTGGACCACAATGCCATGTTTGCATCGTAGACAGACTTGAACGAGTGGTAGTGGTATCCTCTTCCGACAGCAAAACGGTGTTGACGGATTGCCGCTTCAAGATATGCTACCCTGCTCTGATCTTCTACTTCTTCTGGACGCTCTCCAAGAGGCCCGTTCGGGATGTTTACCATCAGTCCTCTCGAACCAGGGTGCTCGCCAGAAGCTTGATCGCACTGCGGATGTCCTTGCACTCGAAGTGCTCGGTGCAGTTGTCTGGGTCGTAGTAGTCGTTGTAGAAAGAAACATATGCGGTGTTGTCCGCACGCTGCGCGATCGTAACTACGCAGTTGTCTCCGTTGACATTCTCCTCTTCGAGAAGGATCATGGCAGATGAGTTGATCTCTCCTGGAATGATCTCCATGGCAGAGGCGTTGGAGGAAATATCGGCAATTGCCTGCTCAAGCTCAGCCTGAAGGGTTTCGTTGTCCATTGTAATAGCCTTTCAATTTGTTTGGGTGAATATAGTACGCCCCCTGGGACTTGAACCCAGAACCATCGGATTAAAAGTCCGGTGCTCTAACCAATTGAGCTAGAGGCGCAGGTGCCCGACCAAATATGGTCTGACTGTTTAATCAGCGAATGCCTTTATCAGTCTGTCGGCGACAAAAACGTAAACCGGTCTGTTTTCTGAGAAAACCATCGATGTAGACCAGCGGTCGTTGTCTTAAACCGTTCCCACCGGGCCAGTGGAAATATAGATCTTGCCGCACGGCAGAGCAGGTCACCATAGTGGGCGCCTATGTCTACCGTGCAGCGTCACCGCTTCTCCAGTCAGGAGCCTGGAGATCTGCATGCACCCCTGAGTTTGTGTATACAGATATGGCGGCCGGTTTTTTGTTTACGTAAACCTGCGGGTGCTACCGCACAGGCCGTCTGTGTTGTTCCGTCACAGTTCATGCTGGCAAATATGCATAGTTAGTGTCATCAGCCACGGGTTGAAGGAGAGGAAGGGATGTGGCCGCCCGATGGAGCACGGGCGCTAGCATATTCTTTACCGACACAAGGCCAGCCGCTTTGGGCCTAAGAGCTTTTTAACGTCGCCCAAACGACGTACTAGTCCTCGTCAACCTCAAGGTCGATCGGGGAGTTAGTAGTGAGAACCTGCTCGGGGTTCCCGTCCAGAATATCGATGATCTCCCGGTTCGTCTTCTGAACCTCGTCGAGGATCGAAAGAGCATTGTCGATGCTCGAGCCGATCTCACCAGACTCGGTGGCCTTGGTGAACTGAGACTCGAAGGAACGGGGCGGGTAGCAGCGGATGTTGTCGTCCATTACAGTGATCCACCAGCCGACAAAAATCTTAGTCCCAGTAGGGATGATTCGTCGGTTGACCAGGATAAAGCGATCGCCCTTCTGGGTGACCTGGATGCTCTTTCCACAAAATGCTGCAACCTCCTCGAAGTTCTCGTCGGTAACCTCGACAGCCTTGATGGTGAACGGCTTTCGAACGTAGTCCTTGAAATCCATTGTAAATATCCTTTCGTTAAGAGTTACTCGGCGTACTTCTGCTCGAGCTCGTCCTCTTCGATGGTGACGAAGAGAGACTGAAGATATGCTTTGACACCAGACTTGCCGTTGACTGTCCACTCGTACCCACGGCAAATAAGATCTGCAGTTTTGAACTCCATCCAGTCAAGGACGTCTACGCTCTCCTCGCCCATGACGGTACGGGAGTTGGTCGTGATCATCGTGATCCGGGGAGGACGGTTCGAGTAGTTCACAGCGACCTGGACATAGGGCGTGTCGCTCTCGCCCTCTTCGCGAGCCTTGAGAAAACGGACGTTCCAGCCGTCCTTGACAAGCTGCTCGGCAAGTTCATCAGGAAGGACAACTGCAAAGTTGCGGTCGCCCTCACGGTTGTACTGGCCTTCTTTTCCTGCAAAGTTCCTGAAAATGATTCGTGCATCTTCAAGCATGAAAGTCTTCTGCTCTGACATTGTTGTTCCTTTGTTTGAGTAAAAATGATAAGAGCAGTTTTTAGTCATGCTCAGGACATCTACCACTAGATCGAGTGGGCCTGCTCCCAGGAGTCTTCCTGCTTCGGAATGACGTAGAAGTTCCCCGTAGAGGCGTCCTTCCGGATGGAGTACTTGATCTTTCGGGACCGCATGTGCGACGAGAGTGAACTGCGCAGTGCGCTCTCGGTCTTGTAGTCCTTGTAGTCCGAGGGCTCGATCACGCAGGCCTTGCCATCCAGCAAGGTCTTCGAGACGAACTCCCACTTGGATGCCCGCAGCTTTCGTGCTCCCTTAGGAACCTGGCTGACGTTGATTGCTTTCATTGTAATTCTCCTTGTTTGACGGGAAAGCAAATATGAGAGGACATGTAGCTTTCTCCGACTAGATATTTTCTAGTCATCACGCATACTACATGTTCTCTCACTATAAAGCATGTAAAAATTACGACTACGCAACAAAGTCGTTGAAAGAGCCGTACTTCTCTATAGCCTTGACGGCAGCATCCACGAGCGCCTCGAAATATGACAGGTCGATGTTAGGGTCGTCACGATCTTTGACGGCCTCGCTCTCCTGCCAAGAATATCCTTTTGTTCCGACAACAGCATAGTGCTTGTCGTCCTTGATGCGCCACAAAAGCCCGCCGCCAGTTTCTACTGGGACAAAGCTTCCAGTCCTCCCTACGTGGGTCATGGACGCCACATCAGGGGGATCGCTCATGGTATAGTCAAGATACATGACACCCTGCGTGACGTTCTTGGTCTCACAGAAGTCCTTGAACTCAAGAGTCTCTTTGGAGAAGAGCGACTTGTAGACGTAAGGATGCTGGAACTGTGCCCCAACAGCGGTCCACTTACCATCGGCCCGAGCAATATAGACAGCGTCGTTGACAAGACAGAACTTGTCGTAGGTCGTCTCGTGCTCGAAGTCGTAGCCGTACTTCTTTCCAAATTCGGTCACGAAGGATATGATCTCAGGAGTAGCATTTGGGATCTTGATGGAGTCCGTCTTGATGTGGACCACAGAATATCCCTGCTCCTGGACCGCATGCTTCAGGTCCACCATGAACAGTGCGCCACGCTTTGCGACGATGTTGTCTACATTTCGGTTGTCTTTAAAAGGGTTTTCGAAACGCGCACTTGTGAGGCCGTAGACGATGTTGATGACGATCTTAAGAGCATATGAGAGCCCCTCAGCGTCATCAGCACTATCTCCCAAAAATGGTTTGAGTTTACCTCCAAGTAGAGATCGGGCCGCTTCGTAATCCTTATGCTTGATCGCCATACGAGCTTGTTTAAGATCGGAGAACGACTTTGTGTAGGGTCCAAATAGATTGAGGGCTTCGATACTCGTTGGATGCATAGACGCAACGTCCAGAAGGGCAACATTCTCATATATGCCCGGCTCTGCGTATACGTATCCACCCTCACCTGTGACCTCGCCACGGTAGGTGCTTTCCTTTCCATCAAATTTGTATCCTTTGAATTCTTTGCTCAAATCGGTATAAATAAAGCTCTTCTGTGGGTACTTCTCGTCCCCAAATATGATCTTTGCTGTGTGTGCCTGAGTGCTGTGGTTGACACTCAAGCCGGACAGTTCAGCCAGGATCTCCCTTGCTACAAAGTCCTGAGCCCGGTACTTGAACACCTTCTCCGTAGATATGACGTCGTTCGCACAGTAGTCGATGACTCTGGGCCACAACTCTTCGTCGACAGGGTCGTCCCATGAAATATCCATCTCCATGTGCTGGATACCAAGCTCGATCTGGAACTTCTTTAGACCCTGCTTCTTCGAGCTGAAGTCGTAGATGTCCGTGTACGATATGTTGTACGCTTCTCGGAAGAAGCAGTTCTTGTCGCCAGATATGATCTTCTGGCTAAGAACATACAGGTCTTTGAGCGAGTACCCCAGGAACCTACCATAAAGAATATGGTTGTCGTACCGGCGGTTGTTGAACCCGACGAGTTTGAGGGAGAACAGATCCTCCACTTCCTTTGGGGAAGGGTTGATCATCTTTACCACTTCGTCAGAGTCCTCGAACTTCCAACAGACTACAAACAGGTTAGGGTAGACCTCGACGTCAAAAAATGCAAGCTTTGACTCAGTCACTTCAACTGGCGGGGGAATATGGTCCTTACCGACGAACTGCATGGACTGAGCAGTCTTGAGACAGGTAGCTGCCTGGTTCGAGCTCATCGCAGCAAACGTAAATATAGTCGGCTTCATGTCCGTAAGGTCGTAGGCAAGCCCAGACTCGTAAGCATCCGCAAGAATCTTGTGGATGAAATCAATGGAAGGCTTCGTACCCGGGTGGATCTCCTTGCGGAGGTTCCTCCCGATAAGATCACGAAGCCCCTTCTCACTCTGCACACTCTTAATGTCAAGCACGGGAACTTCTTTCTTCGGCAGACCGCCGCTTATGGTTGCTATTGGTAAATTGTTGCACTTGGTGAGTTTTCTCCGAAGAGAAGAGTCCCCCAACAAAGTTTTGACCTCGATGCCTACGTCATAGACAGACGCAAGTTCATGGACATCTCCACTGTAAATATAGTGCAGGTGTATACCAGCACCACTCTTGCTCAACTCAGAATATGTTGGCGGAAGTTTTGACGCTGCTTCAATGTTCTTCTGCAGGTCTTTTTCTCCGTTCTCGTCGACAAGGTCAAAGTCGACTACAATATGCTGCTCGGGGACCTTGACAAAATGAAGTTTTGTGGTGTCGAGGTCGGAGAGAGTAGTCGTTACGTTTTCCCAGCGTCGACCAGGAAATCCACTCTGCTTGCCGTACTGGGCAGGCATGGTCGCCATCAGCTCGTCAAATATAGAGTCCTCGTGCTCGAAGACTATGTCGTACGGCTTTGTCGGAGCAACAGTTCCAAAAGAACCGATCTCCTTGAACCCGCTGTAGTAGCTCCGGATCTGAATACCATCCACCATCGCACGGTCCTGGAACCTTTCAAAATAGTTTCTAAGTTCTTCCCGGAACTTGTACTGCGGAAGATGCTTCTCAATTCCTGTTTCTTCACAAAACTCTTTGTAAAGACTGTATGCCTGCTTCAGACTGGCACCGTCCTGAGACTTGAACAAGTCGTAATATGCTTCTACGTAGTTGTAGAAAACGTCAGTCTGAAGCATCATCTCAAGAGGACGGTAGCCACCATAGTAGTTCCTACCCATTTCTTTGTACCGCTTAAGACAGTGGTATGCAATAGGGCCGAGCTCAAACTCTATCTGGCTCATCAAAATATGGTACCGACTGTTGTCGACACGATGCCCACTAGGATGAACGTCTATAAGCCTTCGTATGATGCCAGACTTTGCATCCGAGATCTTAACTGGCTGGTTCGTCCCCATGAACAAAAAAGCATTTACCCTAGCAGTGTAGCTGGGCTTGTACTTTTCGTTCATGGTCATGTCTTCGTGGGATATGATAGAGTTGAGTTTGGTGTTGTCGTCTATCCTGGAAAGGTCTCCGTCGTGCTGAATGGCGACCAGAGGGTTTGAGCGGAACACCTCAGTGGCAAATGCTCCGTTGCTACTACCAAGAGCTTTTGCGTCAAAAGTGGCGGTATAGCCGTCAAAAAGGCTCTGAATAATGTTCAGAATTGTGGATTTACCACTACCAGCAGGACCGTAGAAAACCAGAAACTTCTGGATCTTCTTCGAATCACCAGATACGACTGCCCCGATAGCCCATTCGATCTTTGCACGCTCTTCTTCAGAATATAGTGTAGTAAGAAGTTCGTCCCAAGCTTCGATAGACCCCTCTTCCAGAGGATATGGAAGTTTCTTGCTTGCGTAGTCCGTCTTCGATACGTCCGTGTTCGAGAATATGAGTTTTTCATCCAGCGGGTGGCTGTTGTCACTCATGTTGAGCATGAAAGACTTGAAGTTGCTCCAGGTCTTGGTGTTGAAAGACTTCATGGTCAAGACTTTGCACGGAGCATTTAATTCTTCAGAATATCGCTTCAGGTCTGCATCGACAAGTCTCTGGACGTCGTACTCGTCCGTAGACCAAATATCCCGCTCTTCGTCCCATATGGCATAGAACGAACGTCCTCTGATCATGAGATCTTTGGACCTACCTACGGTAAAATCAGGATATACGGTAAGAGTTCCGTCCTTAGACTCTTTTGTCTTTATCGTATAGAAGTCCACCTAGTCCCTTTCAAAAATGCTCAGTTCTGAAATATAGGCACAGAACTGGTACCAAATCTCGACTTCTCGTTGGTCTTTGGTTGGATGTTCTAGCGGAAATAGTCCGCCTTGGCCGTTGTATTTGTAGTCTCTAGAGACAAACCGGTAGATTATCTCTTCAAACTTTAGTTCGTCGAAAGCCCCGTCATGCATACCACTCAGGTCGAGGTTGTCCAGAAATATCCAGAACCATTCGCTTGCTTTTTCATCAGTCTCAAATTCAGCTATGTCAGAAAAAGCAACAAGCATCTCTAGTATAGAGCAAGCTTCTTCGGTCCAGCCGGGTACGACGGGGTCGACCTTTCTTGCAGATATGAACTGCTTTCTGAGGTCGACCCCGTCTTCTGCCCGGTTCTCATCACCTGGAACGATCCAGTAGAACCTGGAAGTATACAACTGCTTGAAGAGTTTGTAGAATTCCTCTCCAGCCGGTAAAGTAATCCCCCCGACCATACTGTCGTAGAGACAGTCGAAATATTCTTCTTCAAGCAGGACGTCCAACATTACTCGTCCTTAAACTTTAAGAGTATCTCTTTTTCGTCCTGCTCTTCGTACTCGCTCTCGAGGCCGTAGCCAAGAACCTCGATAGAGTAGAACCCGTCCGTGTGGAGGATTTCATACTCAGACCCAAGCTCTTCGTTACGAGCATAGAACACGTTCGGATCCAGCGACCCATGACCAAAGCGAATATCGCCAACCACAGTCTCGTAGTTGTGCACAGGCTTGTCCTGCTCGTCGGTCAGAATATCGTCACCGGCGTAGTACGTGAAAGTCAGCTGGTTGAGTCCCATCTCGTCAGAGAAGAACTCGTCCCTGTGGATCACGTACGGCTTCTCAGAAGTACGCTGAGAAATCTCCTCGTCGTAGTTCCAGTTGTCCTCACGGGTAAATATGTTTTTCACGGGCTCCTCCGGTTCGTCAGAGGCCCCGATATGCTCAATTTTCTGCACCTTCTCGGAGACGTAGACGTCATCGAGAGAGTGCACCAGGTGCTCCGACGGAGGCTCTTCGTCGTCAAAAGGAAGCGTCATAACTTCCTCCTCGACAAAAATAAACTCCTCGGCCTGGTACTTGTTCTTGGCAAAAAAGAATCCGGCGGCAGCACCGACTGCTAGGCAGCCGATGCCGACACCTCCAATCTGCACGTTCTTGTTGTGAATAACTTCCTGAATATCCATCACTTCTCCAACTTATTGTTTTCAATCTTGTCGTAGACGATGCCGTCGACGTTGAAGTCGAGCAGCACTCGTGGCTCCCAAGACTTGAGGAAATGCTCGTTCCTCACGTCAAATATGCCAAAGTCAATATGGTTGTCGCCGTCCCCGTCAAGGATCCAGCCAACAACTGCGCCAGCAGAAGACCGCTCAAGTCCAAGCATGTCGTAGACGTCGTTCAAGAACACGTGCCCACGAGCATACAAAAGGTCGTTTGCAAAACTCTCCTGGCACTGGATGAACAGTTTGTTCATCTCTGGGTTCTTCTGAAAGCTGCTAGAAGCCTCGTCGAAGAACCTGGCGTAGGGCGAAAGACCACTGGCGCTTATCACGTAAGCCTCCTCTTTCTCTCCGTCTTCGTTCTCGATAGAAATCATAGAACGACCAACATAAAGATCGAGTTCTTTTTCCTCGCCAACTTCTTCACGAACACGGCTGCGATAAGCCTCGAACGCCTCAGACACGACAGCATATGCCGCAGTAAGTGAAGCGTTCCTCTCTTTGAGCGTGTTGTGGGAGTTTGAAAGCGCAGCAACGCCAGCGCCGGTAAGAAGAATAGCAGGCCCGTAAAGTTTCAGGATGTCATAGGCACCCATCATGTAAATATAGGCCAGGTCTTTACCGTAGTCGTTTGCGTTGTACGACGGATGAGCACTTTTGCTCGAGTTGAGCTCTCGAACCGACTCTACCTGGTTCTGGATGTTCTCAACAACAGGCTTTGCCTTGAGCGTTGCACGGCAGGCAAATATCGTACCGCCTAGAACGCTTGCGATGCCAAAAGCAAACATTGCGTCAGGCTGGTTCTTCTTCATGGTAAGAATATGACGCCCTAGTGACTGGGTCATGTTCTGTGGGATTATACTCATAATTGCTCCTAATTCAGATTGGCTCTACCGGCGGAAGGTCAATCAAATATCCTTCTCGAACCTGGCGGATGTTTACTGGGTGCAGGAAGAACCAGCCCCACTGGTTGTCCACATAACTTGCTGGGAATCCAACAAGTTCGTAAAGGTCGGCAACCGAAGCACAGTCATAGGTGTCGATGATGTCAAGCAGTCTCTCGACAACAGTCTCTGCCTCACTCCTAGACGTAAGTAGAATATCATCTACATTGTGCTTCCGCCTGTTCGTGGAAAAACGCGTGGACTGGTCCGGCAGATTGCCCCTACGCTGTGTGCCACGGTTTACGGGCGCATTGTAGGAATATCGGCTACCAGAGCCCATTGAGCTGCTTCGACGAGGCGAGTTCTCTCCGTATATGACGCGCTCGATACCCTTCGTGGTCGTGTCCACAATAAGGTTTCTTACGGCAGGAATAAGAACCTCGTTCATCACATAGTGCGCAGCTGCTTTGAACTCTTCGCCAAATATAACATCTTTTGCCCTTCGGCTTGCAGACTTTGGCTTTTTGGTAACCTCTCCGGTAACTACTTTCTCAATATGCTTGTCCGGAGCCTTCTTCTTTGCGCCTTGTTTGTTGTCTTTGTTTACTGGCCTAGCTTTTCCCTTTTCAGAATTACTGGGAAAATCCATCAGTTACCTTTCAGGTGTTAGGGGTTTCGTTTTTCTCTTCGGACGCCTCTAGCGCAGGAGCTGAGACGACAGACTCAGCCTGAGCCTTCTCGGCCTCTGCCGCCATGTCTGCGGGCAGAAGACCCGTGATGAACTCTGCCGCCGCATCTGCGTCAGTCGCAAGCTCCATGAAAAGCTCGCTGTAAGCAGCCGTCTCCATGAACGAGTTACGAATATCCTCAGACTTGGAGAACCGCTTTCCGTCCTCAGACTTTACGCCGTAGGAAAGAGCGATGATCCGCTTGAATATGGCGATGAGCTCTTTGTTGTTGTCAGTCTCGACAATCTTGTTGATCTCGGCAGCTAGACCTTTGTCGTAGTCGACCTCAAGCTCAATGAGCTCAGGCTTGGAAAGGTGAAAATAAAAAGACTCAGTAACGGAGTTTCCGTTGTAGTCTTCGTACGTAATGGTCTTCTTTAACATTTTGTTCCTTTGTTTGTGAAAAATGAAAAGCCTAGAATCCATGTTGGATTCTAAGCCTTGGTAACTCTAGTCGGTAGTTTCGGTGAGTGACTTAGGCTCAATGACGATTTTGGTGTAAGCCGTTGCCACAGCAGCGCTAACCATCCACCCGGCCACAGTCGTGATCAGGCCGATAGCAAGCTTGTCTGGGTCCAGCTTCTCCGCAAGCATCTTCTTGAACGGGCTAGTCTCTTCAGTCATAACATTCCTTTCGTAGGGTTTCCTCATTATATGCCATGGAAATATTACGACTAGATCGGCTTGACATAGTTGTAGTCAAACGCAATACAAGGAGTTCCGTCCTCAGAAAGAACTGTGCTGAACACAAGCTCCATCAGTCTGTCGGAGTTCCAGCCAAGATTGTCGGAGTGAGTCGTGTGAGGAAGGCCTATGGCGTCATAGAACTCGCTCATCGACGTATACAGTTCGTGGATGATCTTTGCGTTTATGTCATTCTGGGCACGCCTAAGAGTCTCCATGTCACTCATGAAATATCGCCTGGTGTGCAACTCGCAGCACATCACTTTACCGCCAGAAGTAACAATGATCTGCTCTTTTGACGGAGGTAGTGCTTTGACGCGGTCCTGAGCGATCTCGTCCTTGACGTTCTGCTCCCGGCGCTTTCCTATCTCGTCGACAACTTTGTTCTGGTACTCCACGAACGTGGTCTCGAGAACAGAATATGCGGCCGCATACGCTGCAGTTCTTTTGCTGCTGATGCGATTTGCCATGATAATAGCAGTTACTGTCGCACCACCAGATACAAGAGCTGGCACGTAGAGGGTCCACACAAGCTGAGTTTTTTCTTTAAAGGTCAGAGGGTCCTGAGTCCGATCAAGCTCTTCCTCTTCTCGGTTGACCATGTAGGCGGCGAAATATGACGCACGCCCGGCCAAATATGCCGTAGTGACAGTTCCCGCAACGCCGATAGCACTAAGTATCTGGGTCGAATTATCGTGAGCTAACTGTTTTGTCGATGAAACTATCTGGTTTAGCCCCATGTCTAAATATGACTCCTGTTCGTTTGGCTGTGAAAAGAAAAAATAAATGAGAAGGAAACCGTTCTTTCGAACGTTCTAGCGTCGGACTAGGTCCGAGTTTAGTTTGTCTCCTCTCATTATATGGCATGTATTTTTTACGAATGGAAAACCTAGAATCCATGTAGGATCCTAGGCCTGAAGGCTAGCCTTCAGTAACATCCTTAACGACTTCCGGAACGACGGAAAGGATCCCAGATCCTCCAGCGCTCTCTAGGATAACTGGGTCTGAGTTCTTAAGGCGTACGATGATCGCCGTCCGGGTGCGGTCACCACTAAAAGCCTGGTAGATATCGCCGCTAACGACGTAAAAGTCTTTCTTTGCGGCATCATACCCGAGGCGTCGCCCAACTACGTAAGTAGCACAAAGAGCCACGCCAAAGCCGACGCCGATCACAGCGCTGTCGATTAGGTCGTTCTTGTTGTCCTTTAGAAACTTCTTGACTTTTTCCTTCATTTTTTCTCCTAGTTGTGTGAAAAGTAAAATGAGAAGCAAGGGTCTACAGCCCAACGAAAACTGTAGTTTAGCGGTTTTGCTCCCGCACCAGACAGGCGGGTCTTGCACCCGCACATTCGTGTCTTGTCTCTTCTCACTATAAACGGTGTAATTTTTACGAGGCAAAAATGATAATCCATGTAAAACATAGAAGCCGTGCAAGACATTACTATAGTCCTGCACGGCTTCCGTGTTTGTTCGAACCCCTTAAGTCGTTGACTAGGGAGTCTTCAGCTTCGAGATGAACCCGACAGCTTTGGTGGTCAGTGCGTGCGACTGCTCGAATGAGACGATGATCGCAATGCCGATGAGGTTTCCGGCAACCATCACAACCGTGTCGGGGCTGACTCGCCAAGGACGCTCGTGCGTCCTGAGCTTGCTCAGCCGTTCCAGGTGTGACAGAAGCTCGGAATATCCTTCGTCATTGGTATCAACGCCGTCCATATCGTCCAGTACACGGTTCATGGCCGCGTCCAGCTTGACGTTTTCAACTCTAGGTGATTTTCCAAACATCAAATATCCTTTCGATGGTTCTCTCACTATAATGTGTGTAATCTTTACGATTACTGAACCTTGAACAGGATATCTTTCTTGTCAGCCAACTTCTCTGGGTCTGACATCAGGTCTAGCGAAAACACCTTTTTACCATCTTCCTCGACCACGTTAAGGTGACCATCATACTTAGCGTCGCTCTTGTTGTACGACTTACGAGCACTGCGAAGAATAAGACCTAAGAAGGTCGTTATGGCGGCAATCGAGCCGACAACCTTCTCCGGGTTCGGGAATCCCCAGATCTGTGCCAGGGTAAAATATAGTGTAGACACCGCGGGAAGGAGTATCTCGACAAATATCCGAAGCTTTCTAAACACGGCATCGCTCAAGAACGGCCCCTTGGGCTCAGTCCAAGAATCATCGACAAAGTCGTACTCGTCAGGAGTGTACTCTCCGTAACCGCTCTCTTCAGTGCTCATATATCATCAATCCTTCGCATATCTATTGTAAAGTCTGACTTGTGGTGTTTTATCGGAAGCGCCATAACTTCTGTCATTATTCGCTCTACAACGCCATTTCCGCCAAGTTCTACGTAGGGTTCGTACAAGTATTTCCTGTAGTCGGCAAGTTCATCGTCTGTAACATAGCCTCTGTCGATATACTTTATACCGAGTTCTATCGCTTTACTGTAGCCGAGGCCCATTATTAGCCGAACGGTCGCACTCTTCTGGGTATTTCGAGACATTATGAATGCCCAGAACCCGGAAGAGGCAAGCAGTGCTGTAATCGTGCTAATTATTATTGCCGCAGAATTGTTTACTACCATTTCGCCCCTTTACGCCGTTTCTACTGGTGAAAGAGAAGGATAACCTTCAATTTTGTCCTGGTCTATCGACCAGCTGAATTCGTTGACACGCATCTTTGTCTCGGTGTCGTAGTCGCCAAATATACCGACTATGTCACCAATAAAGTAGTCGCGATTGTAAACAAACGAAGTGTCTTTTGCGACTTTTGCCTGTGTTATTGTTGTTCTTGGGTTTGCCGCGAGTGCTTCTCTTGCGCGCGCAGAGACCTGCTCCTGGTACTGCTGCGGGTTTCCGTCATCCGTTATAGACCCAGCATCCGCATACACCCACTTTAAATCTACACCAACAGGCTCGAAAGGAGTGTTTTCTAGCGGAATATAGTACGAAGAAGCCTTTGTCCCTCGAGAAAATGCCGCATTCTTGTAGCTTCTTGAAGACCAAAAATATGAGATTGAGTCAAGGTCTCCAAGAACAGAAGAGAAACTGACCGAATCACTGATGTCTTCGCCTTGGTGTATGACAAGGTCGAGCTTTCCAAAACCAGATTCTGGGCGCATCGTCTTCAGACCTGAATTAGATACTTTTAGAATTTCAAGGACTTTTTCGTAAAGAACACCTGGCTCGACGACACGAGAAAGGCGGTCCTGCTCTATCCCAGATATGGTCGTGTAGCAAGCTATGTTGTCTATCGCATTGTTCGACCAGAATAAGAACTCAGGATCGATCAAATGGTCAATTATCAGCTGGGCTGCCTGGTGCCAAGAACTTATGTTGTTTAGAACATACTGGTTCGTGACAAGATCTTCTCCTGCAGAAGAAAACTGTCCTTCTCGCATGTTAGGAAGAGATATCCGGCTTTCGAGTAGAACAGCTTCTATGCTTCGACCGGTGACTGATATGGTTGGCGCTTCGCCGCTGTTCTTCGAAATCTCGATGTCTTCTACAACCATCACTTCACGAGTTTTTGAATGCGACAAATATGTGCCTAGAGGCAACTCTTTGGTGATCTTTTGGACATCGTCCGAAACTATCTTGAAGTCCGAGTATGTGTTGTAGCGCTCGGTCCACACAATGTTCTTCAGCCCGTTGAGAACTTTACCCTGACTGAAATATCGGTCCATAGTAAACAGGTCAAGCATTACACCCCCCAGAAAGAAGCATGGTATGAGCAGGTCACAAGCGTGAAGTTAGAAACTCCCGGAGGAGCGGTCAACTCAAAACTGTTCGTTCCAGGGAACAAAACAGGCCATATTGCCGTACTTGTCAGCTTGTCGGCGAGTCTTGTTATTCCACTAAAAGTTGAAGTGTGAAGCGAGGGGCTGTAAGAATATATGTTCTTTTCGCCATACTCACTGGAAAAATATACTATGTCTCCAGCAAGAAACTCGTGCTCTACGATAAACTCCCAGCAGTCGTCACCAGACAAAAAGCCAAAAGAATCCGCAGAGCTGTTTAGCTGGAACGAAGCCCTGAACCCGACAGGAGCCGTTCCGTTGTTGTAGTCTACGACAAGATGCGGAAGCTGGTTGTAGTTCGTTGTCTCTATCTCAGTCCTGCTGTTGGCCTTAAAAAATGGATCAGAACACCTTATTGTCAGTTCTACATCCGGCTTTGCCGTAAAATGCGAAGCCTCTAGTTTCGTGACAAGTCCACCTATTGTGGCGACATGCAGTGTTCCGTTGTAAATATCGAACCAAAGTCTAGGATCCCGAGCAGAATATATAGCTTTGTAGAGGGTGTCACGAAGATCGACTCTTGTTCCACTCTCAGAATATACCGGATTCAACCCAATTTTCAATGATATGTCCCTGTTTCCTAAAGACATTTCGTAATAAGGCACACCGGTAAAACTTGAACCGTAGTTCATTGGCATGACGTCGCTAGCACTAAGCCCAGTCACACCTTTTAGAATATAAGGTGAGTTCGGCGTCATACTAGAGAGGTCAAACGTAGCTATAACCCCAGAAGACTCAGATCTTATCCTGAACTTGTTTGCAATCATGAAACATTCAACTCCTGCTTTGCAAGCTCGATCTGGCTTCTGGTCTGACGATAAATATCATTGACAGAGAGGGCCTCTGGTGAGTAGTTGTTCTGCTCAAACCTTATCTCGGTCGGAGAAGTGGTTGTTGGAGCAGACGTTAGTGCGGCTACCTGCTCGGAAAGTGCCGAGACAACAGACGCCTGGTCATAAGAAACTGCTGCAGATATAGCACTGGTCCCCAATATCCCGTCAAGCTTACTTGCTTCACTTCTCACACCAGAGAGGTCAAGAACTGGAGCTATGACAGGGTTGAAGTTAGAAATACCACTCATTTTAAGATTGGCATCACTAATTGACTTTTCAAGAGCAGTTTTAACCTTATAACCGTAACGCTCCATGTCGGTTACAGAACTTCTTGTGTTCTGCTTTAGACCAAGCTGAAGACCTTCCGCCAAACCACCAGCAAGATCTGTTGCTGCTTTAGCGGGAGAGTTCCAGCCGAACAGGTTTTTGACTCCGTCCCAAGCCGCGGTGAAGGGCTTGAGCATAGCATCTTTGATTCGCTTGATCTGTTTAAGATCAAACCCAAAGCCCTCAATAATAGCCTCGACAAGCTCTTTTGCTTTTTGCCTAAATATAGGAGCGTTTGTTCTGATGCTGTTTGTAAGACCGTCAAGAATGCTAAGAACTAGATTCCAACCTGCGTTGATAATAAGGAAAAGGTTCCTCTGGATGCCGTCCAGGAACTTCAGAATAACCTTAACGCCTTCTGTAATTATGCGGTCTAGGTTGTCGCCGATACCTTTCATTATGCTGATAATGAGGTTTGCGCCAGCCGTGATAAGAGTAGTAACGTTTTTGCTTATTCCATTGAGCATAGCAACGACAACTATTGTGCCCGCATCAATAACCTTTTTCATATTTTCGGCGATGCCCTTAAGAAGCGAAACGATAAGATTTGCTCCCGCATCAATTATATCATCAAGCTGCTCGCTCAAAGTGTCCAAGAAAGTAACTATTATATCGCCAACCGTTGTAACAAGCTCGGGTATCTTCTGCTTTATGCCGTCAAGAAGCGACTGAAGAAGGCTAAGCCCAGCCAGAACGATAATGGGTGCTTTTTCAATAACTATTTGCGCAATAAGATCGATCAACTCACCGAAAAGTTTCCCAACCTTTGGTAGAATTGTAATTATTCCGTCAAGAATAGCCCCAAATATCTTTACTATTGCTCCGACAAGAGCTGGAGCCGCTTGTAGAATCCTGGTAAGACCACTAATAAGACCAATGACAAATCCTTCTATTATTGCAGGTAGAGCCCCGCCGATAGCGGCAAGCATACCAGAAAATACAGTTAGACCCTTGGTCCCAGCCTCGGCAAATATCTTAAATGCCTCAGCGACCAGATATGCGCCAGCTCCAACAAGTGCAAACGCAAGTCCAAGCGCCATAAGGCCGACGCCAAGTGCGACTATTGCAGGAATAACTGGCTGTAGGACAAATGCCATTAGCCCAAGAACTGCAAGTGCTGCTGCCAGAGCCAATATCGCTATACCAACTTCTTTCAGACTAAGTTTAGCGAGCTCTATGATTACACGAGAAAGAACCCACATTGCACCAGAAAGAATAACAATAGCAGCTGCCCCAGCAAGGGAACCGCTCATCAAGTTGGCCGCAACAGCCAATATACCAAGCATAACTGCTATGCCAAGGACGCCAGTAATAAGCTTTTCAACACCAATCGTGCCGAGAAGTGCGACAGAAAGAGCCATGATACCTATAGCTATAGATATAGCAATCAGCTGGCCACCAATCTTAAGCATTTCTTTAGGGAAACTGCGTATTGCAATAACAATAATCGCAAGAGTAGCAGCAACACCAAGAAGGCCCTGTACAATGGTTTTTGTGTCCATCGAACCGAACTGTTCGACAACATTTGCAACGACTTTTATTGCAAGAGCAAGTGCAATTATGGTTGCGGCCTTAGACTCTCCGTCCTTTGGCATCAACTTCATCGCAGCAATGACGAGCGCCAAACTACCGGCAACGCCAGCTAAACCAGTTCCTATTTCTTTCCAGGACATAGCTGCAAAAGCACCAACTGCTACTGCAAGAATTCTTATAGCTATAGATATCGCTATAATGGCAATACTAGCTTGGATCATGTCTGCAGTCTCATTCTCAAGAGCATTTGCAGCACCGATGATCAAATATAGCACACCAGCTAGACCGACAAGCCCTCTGGCAATCTCGCCCCAGGACAAAGTAGACATTATCTTCATCGCAATGGACAGTACTAATATCGCAGTAGACAAGAATGTCAGGCCGACAGCAAGTGCTATCAGTTTTCCACCAGCAAGTCCAACTTTGTTTATTGCCTGCATCGTCCCGACAAGAGCCGCAAAGCCAGCGACAATTGCGGTCATAGCCGCAGCAAGTTTCTTTGAGTCGATAAACGCAAGAACAACAACAGAAGCAGTAAGAACTGCCACTGCTTTTGCTATTTTCATAAGCGTATCGGCTTTGATGTTGTTCTGCATAGCTTCGAGTTTGCCCGTAAAAGCACCGATGGCTTCTTTTACGCTGTCTAGAAGGCCGGTGCTTATATTAAAGTTCAGGCCTTCGTTAACAAACTTTCGGAAGTAGAACAACAATCCACCGAGAAAGCCAACGCTGACGCCCTTTGTGACGTTACTAAATGCATCGCTGCTGAATGCAGCTGCTATTCCGTCCCAAAGTTCTTTGACTACATTTTTTACAGAGTCTATTGCGTTGGATATGGCTCGACTTGCCGAGTTGAACACCGCAACAACGGCTTCCCAGGCGGATACGAAGAAGTCTCCGACACCGGCAAGCTGCTGGCCTGCTCCAGAAAATGCGCTGACAATTTTGTCCCACATCTTCTGAAGGTAGTCTCCAACTGCACCTAGTTTACCTAGAGCTTTCTCGACTATACCGACAGAGTCTGTGACATTTTTTGCACTATCCGCAGTGTCTTTAGGGAAGAGGTTTGCAAAGAAACTCTTTATCTTTTCGAACCCAGCCGTTAACTTACCACCAGCGCCAAGCATGTCGTCTAATATGGATAAGAAGTCTCCAATGCTAGAGCGAGCTGCATTTATTAAAATAATTATTTTATCTACAGCAGGACTTAGTATACTAATAACAATGTTACCAAAACCACTTATTGCGCTAGATATCTTTTCAAAGATACTAGACAACCCACCTGATATTAATTTCTTATTGAGATCAGTTATTCCACCGCCAAAGACAGAGGTAACTCTTAAAACTTCTCCAACAACAGAACCAAACACTCCAAATATACTACTCAGAATACTAAAGAGTCCTTTGATAATTATCCAGCCGACTTTTAGTGTTGAGAAAAAAGTGGAAAATATTCTGTATATTGTATTAACTGTTCCCTGGCCAGCAGTAAGACGCAGCATAAGATCGCGAATACCGTTGGTAAAGTTTATGAGCTGAAGAGCGGTCGTTTTCGGGAAGAACTCTCGGAATGCAAGCCGGATTGGAGCCACGGCAGTCTGGAGAGCGTTAAGCCCAAGCGTAAGAGCCTGGACCAGAGTATCTCGGCCCCCAAATGCTTTCCATCCAGCAAGAAGGTTGTTGCGAGCTTCGGCCGAGTTTCCGATGATCCCGTTGAAATATCCGTAAAGACCACTGAACAGCTTCTTCGACTCTTCGAAGTCACCGACAATCGTCCGGAAAGACTGGGACCACCCAGAGCCGATAGACTCTTTGACGACCTGAACAAGCTGAGTTGCGGTCTTGACGTCGGTCGCAGCAGCTTTTGCCGTCTCGGCCAGCATCATCATGTCTTTGACCTGCTGGTCGGTGTAACCAGCGGCTTTCAGCTGAGCCGCATCAAGATCGCCAGTAAATGCGCTTAGAGTGGTGGTAAGAACGTCAGCAGTAAGCCAGCCCTTCTCCAGAGAACCACGGAAAGTATTGCCAGCTTTGGTCCACTGCTCGAACGTCATGTCCATAGGAACACCGGCAATGGTCTTCATCTGCTTTCCGGTCTCGAAAAGCGCTTTCTGGAAGACCTCACCACCCATACCAGCATTGACGACCGAGTTCCAGTCCATCAGCTTCACGCTACCAGAAGCGATCGACTGAGAAAGCTGGTACATTGCTGTCGAAGCCTGCTGAGAGTTTGAGCCAGACAGAGCCGCAAGGTTTGCAATACCCTTGATTGAAAGAACAGATTTGTCCAGGTCGACACCAGCTGCGGTGAAGGTACCAATGTTCTTGGTCATCTCACCGAAGTTGTAGATAGTCTTGTCAGAATATTCGTTCAACTCGTCGAGAGCCCGGTTGACGTCAGCAAGGTTAGACCCCTTGCTCTTGGTGTTCGCCAAGATCGTCTGGATCGACGTCATGTTGGTCTCGTACTCACGATAACCATCAAGGATCGGAGTTATGGCAAGACTCTTTACGATCTGGGCACCAGCGCTAGTGGCTTTTGAAACGATCGTGCCAAGAGCAGCAACACCTGCAGTGGCAAGCGCCAAGAATTTGGTAGAAACACCGTCTACTGCGACGCTAAGAGGCCCTAGGTTTATCCGGTTTAGCCCAGTCTGAATATCAGCTAAAGAAGCGCCAGTGCCAGTGAAGTTTAGACTCTGCTTCAAACCCTCCAGGTTCTTCTGAGTTGCAGAAACTTTTTCCTGAAACCCAGCATTGTCAAACTTCATTGACACTACGCGGTTGTCGATCGTGGTCATCTAGTTACCTCCCCCCAGATCTCTGCCACCAACGCCTCAAATATAGGGCGTACGGCTGGGTTTATGTAGTCTATTCCTTGGACGTATCCGCCAGTTCCTGTGCCATGTCCATACTGTAGAAGTATGGCAACATTACTCCCATTTTGACTGTTTGAGTTGGACCAGTCTAGACGGTAGGAATTTTTTGTTCGAGTAACCTTATAGGTCCAGGACTGGGCGGTTTTACCGGTATCAACCGGCGTATTTATGGACAAGATCTGTACGCCACGCTCTCCTGCTGATTTAAGGAGCGGGACGACATCTACTCGACTCATCCTTTTCAAAAAATCTTCAGTTTTGTCAAACGAACCACTTGATGTGAAGGTTATCATGGGCGCACGACCTTAAACCGGCTTGTTTTTTGGACTTTCTAGTTTTAACATAGGACCCGAGCCAGCGTTTCCAAGCCCGGATGTTGTGTAGTTTGTTCCAGAAATAAGAACTTCTCCGTCAGGGCTCCAGGCGCAAACATCTCCAGTTCCGCCGGGCTGCTTGTGGTGAATCTTTTCAAGTTTTTTACCATCAAACGTGTAAATATACAGTCTTGGAAAGATGGTAAAGGCTGCTGAAAGATACCTTCCATCACTGGACCAGTTAAGGTCGTATGCAGCATCGTTGTCAAAATCGTTAGAAACCATGTCGTCTTCCAGATCGACTTCTGGGCGGTCATGCTCAACGACTATTCGCTTGAGTCTTTTTCCGTCAAAAGAATATACAGTAAGCGCCGGAGATTTTGCATGAGCAACAGCTAGTGTAGTTCCGTCCGGAGACCAGGCAACTTTGTTTACGTATGCTGGCGGAAGAGTGTTTGCGTCAGGAAGCTTGTTGAAGTTCGATCCGTTGAACTCGTAGATCCCTATGTATGGAGTACGAGAATATCCAATGCACAAGTATCGTCCATCTGGAGACCACCGACAAGAGTTTGCCCCTATTGAGTAGTTCTGGTCAAGAGACGCAAACAACTCAAAGCTTTCGTCAAGAACTCTGAATATGTAGACGAAAGGATCTTCAGAAAATGAAGCAGCTACTAATGTGCTGTCAGGAGACCAGGAAACGTCGGTACATATCGCACTATCGCTAAAGTTCTCCGGAGGAGTTGGCTGTAATATGTTTGAGAACTGAAGCAAACCTTCGTTGAAAGAATATATGTTTACCTTGTAGCTACCACTAGATCCGACAGCAAGTTTTTTACCATCCGGAGACCACTCTATTGCGTAAGCATCTGCACCGTCGGTAAACCCACCTTCGACCCAAGAGCCAGGAAGATATGACGTCGGGCTAGGTGCATAGGCAAAGCTGGAACCCGTGTAGTAGAAAGTAGCCATCGACGAAGTGGTTTCTGGGGTAGCAAGACCCGAACAGGCGAAAGAAACAAGTCGTCCTCTTGGGGACCAGGAAACCGCTTCTATTGACTGAGAAGGAAGCTGGGTAAAACTTGTGAAAAATGATCCAGAAGGGTAGTTGTTGTAAAATCGTCCAGCTTTTACTGGTTTCCCGTTAAAAGAGAAGTTCTCTTCAATAGAAACATTCTTTGGGTTCAAGAATATAGGACGTCTAGGCTCCCAAACGATTGCCATAAAAACTCACTTTCTCAAATATGAGGAAGGTTTGACGGTGGCTCTATGTTAAGCATGTTTCCAGGCCTAATGGTTCCCGTGCTGGAAGTATAAACGGTAAGATGTGGATGTCCACTGTGTGCTACGGCAACAAACTTGCCGTCGGGAGACCAAGAAACGTCGTTGGCCGAGCCTACTGGTAGAGCGCCCGAGACATATGCGTAAAGAGTATAGTATATGGTTTGGTCCTCAAACACATAGACAACCAAATATGGTGTAGTGTCTGTGGTAACGGCATAGTGTCTCCCATCTGGAGACCAGTCGACAGCCAGGCCAACTCCAGATGGGGCCACACCAGAAGTATTTAGCTTTGTCAGTGAGTCGTTCTCAAAAGAATATACCGTGCTTTTGTAACCACTGTTATGAGAAGCAGCTAAATATTTGCTGTCTGGCGACCAAGCTACTCCACTCACCCAGCTAGGAAGAGCATTTGCACCAACGGCCGTTGTGATCTCGGAGAATGTGCTCCCACTAAAAGCATATACGGCAAGATAAGACGTAGAGGTTGCGCCGGGGCCAAAGTATCCGGCTGAAATATAACGCCCGCACTCGGACCAGGCAACAGAAGTGGCGAACTTTAGGCTGCTAGAAATTGGGCCACTAGGAAGGATTGGGGCCCCAAAAGAAGTACCGTCAAAAGGATATATTTTGATCCAGTTAGAAGTCGCCCCAAGATTTAAGTTCGTTACAACGAGGTATTTGCTGTCTGGAGACCAGTGAGCATCGCTGAATCCAACTTCGTTCGCTTCTGCAACCTTCGTCAAGAAAGGCGCCGAAGCACTAAGATCTAGCGAATATACGAGCATGTTTGGCGTATCACTACTTCCGACAAACAAAAATTTTCCGTCTGGAGACCACTTGGCAGCATTGGTCGTTCCAGGTGAAATATATGCTGGATTTGCGACTTTGGTCAGGCTTGTCCCGGTAAAGTAATATGCTGAGAAGTGTGGCGTTGTGTCGTGCCCGACGACAAGTAGTCGACCTGACGGGTGCCAAGAAACAACTCGACCGGTGTTTGCCGGAACAGTGCTTATGGATTGGTTTGGAAGCTTTCCACCAAAAGGAACTTCTCCGTAGAGAAGACTGGCCCGGGTAGTTTTTCCGTTGAACGAAAAATCTTCCGGAACACTTCTGTTTAGTTTGACCAATTCACCAAAATTTGGAGTTGCCATGAAACCCTCTCTTATCTAAAAGCGTATGCGTACGAACCATCAGTAAAATAAGAAGCAAAGGTTTTATGGACCTTTATGTAGGGACTTTCCGTCGTCGCGTAAGCCACAAACTGTCCGTCTGGAGACCAACTAGACCTCTTCCTGGTTAAGTTGGTTCCCGTTCCAGTGATCATAAGCCCAACAGCCCCACTTTTAAATATGTAAGACTTTGGTTTTTCCTGGCCGTCAAAAGAAACAGTTATCATCCCACTGTCTGGGGACCAAGAAATTGATCTTGTAGCATTTGCCGCATTAGTGGCTGGAGATGAAGGATTGGAAAATGCAGACCCATCATATGGATATACGAGTATGTCCGAACCGCTGTTTTGAGCACAAGCCAAAAATGCGCCATTCGGAGACCAACAAATATCATTGAGCGCAACGGTAGGCAGCGTGCTTATCAAATCAACTTTTTCTAGAGAAGAACCGTCAAAAGAGTAGTTCAAAGCATAAGGAGCTGATGTTGCTGCAAACGAGACCAAAGAACCATCTGGGTACCAAGAAACTTTATTCACCAAAGAAGTCGGCGTAAAGTCCGGATCAGAAAACTTTGTCAGCGTATCTTTGTAGAAAGAATATAGAAAGACGTAGGGGGCAGTTTCTCCGCAAACAGCCAAATATCTTCCATCAGGAGACCAAGAAACCCCAAGACAGTTTCCGCTAGGAAGACTTGTTGGGTTTGCAATCTTCTTAAGCGTACTACCATCAAACTTGTAGACGCTTATGAATGGCGCCGAGTTGTGGGCAACAGCTAAATATGCACCATCTTTGGACCAACAAACATCATTGGCTCTGTTGGTCGGTATTGTAGTCGGATTCGCGAGCTTGGTCAAGTCAAGCCCATTGAACGCATACGTAGATATAAACGGAGCAGTCTCGTGACCTACCGTCACAAACTTCTGGTCTGGGGTCCAAGAAATTGAAATACCCTGACCGGTCGGTAGTGTAGACGGAGAAGTTAGTTCAGTGCTAGGGCCACTAGTTAGTAGTTTTACTGCTGGTAGAAGGACTTTTTTTATGTAAGCGCCTTCTCCAGGAATACCCCGGACGTTTCCTGCATTTATGGTCTGCCCATTGTGTTTGGTCAGAATAAGGTCGTTTCCAACAACATCGCCGTCTACGACAGAAGCAGCTTCGATCGCGGCCATTCTCTGGGCGGTGAACCCGGTAACAGTAGCCATTTGTCACTCCTATGTTGGCGTTGTGCTAGATATGGTATAAGTGTCTGCATCACTGTACGTTCCATCAACACCAGTGATCTGAAAAGTTGTGGAGTCAATCATGGAAAAATACTCATCCGGCCCGGTTGCGGTCCAAGTACCATCCATGTTGTCGGTGATGATTATCAGCCCCCACTCATTTATGTTTTTGACAAACTCAGACAGAAGAGGAAGTTCTGGGTCTGAGGTCTCAGTTCCATAAAGAGCATTTTCTATGTAGTCTAAAACATCTTCATTTATTGTACTTGCATCTATTATTATATGAGCAGTTGGTCTATGGTGTTCAACAATTTCCGGAAGGCTGTTTATCTCCCAAGAAAAATCAAGAATCGAAATTGACTCATTGTTTGTCGAGTTGTCTATAGAACTTGGTTTTGCCGTCAAATTGTACAATATATGTATTTTGTAGCCGTGGTCAATACCATCAACATAGTTTCCGACATTAGTTTTGTAGCTAAGGTGAAACTTTTTTGGAGACTGTGCCGAGTAGTTTATACCAGGATATAGCTCTGACTCCCCAGTAAAGTCCAAAAAAGAATCTGGGTAGGTAACTGCCGTTATTGTGCCAGAGAAATCTTCTTCGCCAATATATGGCGCTATCTTTTTACCGTCAAAATATAGTTCATCAACAGCATCTGAAGAAACGCTCTCTTTTATGGAAGTTATTCCATTCCAGGCAGTTCCTTGTCTTTCTTCGTTGTATAGAACGCAGTTAAAAACTCCAGCTTCAAATATGCGTTCGCCTATCTCGTCCCATGTTATTCGAGCCATAAGTTCTCCAAGTTAGATGTCGACAAATAGGTTTTCTATTGGGAACCTTGGGTCTTCAACTTCAGACCCATAAATATAGTTCTCAATGATAGTCAAAGATTCTGGATCTATCTTTTCAGAATCAACAATCACTTTAGGATAAGGCCTTACGCCAGAAATAACATCCGGTGGAACTGCCGAAAACTTCCAGCTAAAAACTTCAGGGTTTGTTGAACTGTCTAATGTTTTGCTTTCAGAAGAAGCTCTTGACGAAACTATGTTTGCAACAAAGTGTATTTTGTACCCGTCGTAACTTGTCTGAGTCTGATAAGTCATGTGGAAAACTTCTCGATCCTGGTTTGTCAGGAAGAAGCCGGGCCTACTTTCTTTTACCCCAAGTGGGCCAAGAAACTCTTTGGGGAAAGAAAGAGCGGAAACGTCGGCCTGGTAGTCTCCAGATGAAGGGTAGTTGTAAAACTTCTGCCCATTGAAGTAGAGCTCTTCGAAACTTGAATTCACGGAAGTTTCTTTTATCGAAGTTACACCAGACCACTTTGAAAACTTTGTGCCGTCTTTGCTGTACAAAACAACTTTTGAAACGCCATACTCATAAGTCCGGTCGCTCATTGCGTCCCAAGTCAACTTGGCCATTATCCGCTCGTTCCTAGTTGTGCTTTTCTCTGCTGGTTTAGAGCCTGGTTCTGAGCGGCTATCTCTCGCCTAGACATCTTCTTCTGAGGAGAATTCTTCAGGTTGCAGATTCGTATCAGGGCAAAAAGCCTGTTCAAATGCCAGGTTTCACAGTCAAAGGGTATGTTGAACGAGATCATCCAGTAGTATATGAGTTCGGAAGTTATGATCTCTCGCCTACCTGGTCTACCAGGAAGCTCGGTGAAAGTTGTCGCAGACTGACTAGAGTCAATGTACGATTTTATTTCGTCGATGTTCCCCCGGGAAATTTTTAGGATTTCGTTTTCAGAAGTGTTTTCATTTAGGAGCATCATGTGAATATAAGCGAAAACTTCTTCGTTTGTTTTCTCGGTTGGACCCAAGAAAGGTTTTTGGTATTTTGACTCCCATTTTGACACTGACAGAAGAGAGTGCTCTAGCTCTAAAGAAAAGTCTCCTATTGTGCTAAACTCTCCGGTTTCTTCATCATAAATCTCTTGCCCAGGAACCAAAAGCTTTAACATGAATGACTCTTTCTTTAACTCCAAAGGCCCCAAGCAAGTGCTTCATGCTCTAAATGAACTTCTTCTGTGCGAATTGCATTTGCTGCATCAGTTATAGAGACGAGGCCTTCTACGACAAGCAAGGTTGCCAATGCTCCAGCTGCGTCTAATGGAGCATAGACAACCGGAGGAAGGTTTACCATGTTTTGCGAGCCTATTTGTTCGCCTTGTTCGTTGTAGACAACAAAAGTTCCGGTTCCATCACCATTGTCTTCAAGAACACTTTTTAAAGTTGAGCCGTCTGACCAGTACTCCACCGTCTTTATCATGATGCTCTCCCGTAAATGCCAGGAATTCCACTTACCATAGACCAAGCACCAGCGCCAGTGAAGGGGTATGCAGACAAGTCTGACGGGACACTACTACCCTGACTACCAACAGTTATGACATGCCTACCAGAATTTCCACTTGAAGGCGTCAGAGTAAATGGTCCAGAAACCGGAACAACAGAAGTGAATGTAACGGACCCTGCATTTGTCGAAGGGTTGAATACACCAAGCCAAGACTGAGCAGGTATTGTCTGCGAAGTTACAGCGCCTAAAAATGAACTACCTGCAGTACCAACCGTAATGCTTTGAGACCAAGCCAGCGTCGACGGTTTCCCGTAAGAGTCTACATTGTAGCAGACGACTGAAACGGACTGGCCAGAAGACATAGCAGACGATGTTACATAAA